TTAGCCAATTCGACATCGGAAGGAATCAGTGGGAGCATGTTGTAGTGTGTGCTGAAAGGGACTTCGATGTCGATCATGTATGAGCCGTCTCCCATGGGGCTCATATGTTCTGTGGCAAGGCCACCTTGCTGATTGGCGCTAGACACTCCGTGCCAAAACGTATTGAATTGGGTCCCTCTCCATTTCAATATGTTGTCCATGTACATTGGTACAAATTTGACAGATGGTGGTGTGGGTCTTAGGAACTTGGTCGGGAGTGTTGCGGTCGCACCTGTCAAATCAGTCACCCACAGGGGTGACGCTACGATGCGGTATTTCATGTGTCCTTGCCAGGCGGCGAAGAGCTGCAGGAGTGGGTGTCGGGGGCGGACCATGAAATTGTAGAGGGTGGCTTCTCTAGAGGCGAACATCTGTGTGGATGCGTCAATCTGTGGTCCAATCTTGCTAAGGGCGGGGGCTTTCACGGTGGTGGCTGAGGTGATCATGGGGCAGAAGGTGTTCGCAGTGGAGTTGTCTTTGATGTTGACGAGGAAGTGGCGTCGCACCAACTCCATCAGGTTCTTTGGGAGGTGCTCGAACTTTTGTCCTGGCTGGACAATGCATGCTTCCATGGTCTCGGTGTGTGCTTCCTGTGCTGTCACGGCTGTCACGTCAGCCTCTTCCGGTGTTGCTGTCGATTCGACTACCTCCACGTCTCCTTCTGCTACAAACTCGGGCTCCTCTTCCTCCTCGCGGGCTCTCATTATTACGTCTCCTTCAGCTGGGGCAACGTAAGTTTCGGTGTAGATGTCGCATCTCTCAATCCTCATGTTCACTTCCTTCAGTTCAGCTACCAGAGGGTTCTGGAGCTCAACATACACAAGCACATCTACATCTTGGGCTACGGTGTCGTTAGCCTGGAGCTGGTTCATCACGGTGACGCTCACATTCGCCATGGAGTAATCCTGGACAGGGTGGTTGACAGCATTCACGACACCGAAGTCCACTGTTCTTAGGAACTCGGTTCCTGCACTCCATGGTATAAGCATGCTGTTGTTGTAGTTGTCCTCGGAGAAGTCCATAACTCGTGATATGGGTACGTTGCGGTCGGTGGTCAAGGTGAGGGGTGATCCGTAGTTGATGGTGATCATCAGTTTCCCAGCGTGGAAACGGGTTCTCACAGCTTCGAAGGTCAGTTGGAAGTCGGTCTTGAAGAAATTGAAGGTGTTCAAGAGCATCAGTTGGTAGTTCATGTTGTGGTCCCAGGGGTTGGTGGTTCCATCGGTTAAAATGGAATTCAAGTTCATCGTGTAAAGCACATCCCCTGG